ACCAATACGAAAGCTAATTTCCTAAATCGCTTGGGAATTGATTGTCCTCCCTATAGGAGGGTCGCTTCTTACGCTTACCTACGCGCGCTGGGGCATTTCAGCTTATCCAGCCCATCCAAAACAAAAACAAAGGGGCTTAGCGCTTATCCCTTGCCTTTGTTCTTTGCTGCATAAAGACTGTTCACATAATCGATTGCGCGGTCACGTTCTGCTTGCGGCGCGCGGTCGTTGTTATATGGGTGCTTCGGATCGTTCAAGATCGCCTGGATCTCGGATTCGGCCTGGTCCGGAGTCAGTGAAAACTTTTGGTATCCAAACTCGCCGATCTTGTTTTCAGCGAATTGGCTACCAATCTTTGCGAGAAACTTGATACCGCGTGGATCTTTAGCAAGTGTCGCGGTAACAAAATCCTGCATCTCTTGGTCGTCTGAGAATTTATTGATCACGAGCTGACCGAGCTGCACGTTCGAATCGTACGCATCGCCCCATTCGCCGCGCATCTTATTGACCACTTCAGTCATTTTCGCTTCGTGGTCTTTCAATGCTTTTTGATAGGACTCTTTGGTCATGTTCGTGTACGCATCCCAAAGCCCTTTCGCCTGGCCCGGCGTGAGTTTGTGCGCGTGCACGATCTCGGCAAATTTGTTCTTATCGAACGCCATGCCTTTCATGCTTTCCGGGACTGCGGCATCCGGCAGGCCGTAAGCCTCGGCTTTGTCCGGAATGCCCATGGCCTTTGAAAATAGGTTCCAGGCTTCGGTATCTTCTGGGCCTTTCGGAACCGGCACCTTTTCATGGCCGAGCAACTTTTCAAGGTTCATGTAACTTTTGGCGGACTCGACGAGCCCTTCTTTTGTGTCCGGAAACTTTTGCATGGATGGGCTGTTCATAAGATCCGGCCCGAGATGAGATTTCCACGAAAACGCATCTCCACCGGCAGAACCAGCTCCAGCGCCGGCGCCACTCGCGCCGCCTTGCCCACCCTGGCCACCCTCACCACCACTGCCACCACTTGCACCACCGCCTTCGCCTGCGAACGAAAACATGGGTTTGATTGCCGGAAGTAATAATCCGATCAAATTATCCACTTAACTCTCCTTTTAGTAACGAGGGCGAGGCTTACGTTTTTTCTTCATACGCCCTCTTTTTCTTTGGCTAATGCGACGATCTGTTCGGGTTTCAATTCGAGAAGCGTCTTGATCGTCGCAAGAACTTGACGCTTCCCGTGTGCAATCTGGATCAAATGTGGTTCTGTCTCATTAAAGTCGAACCAGCCGCAAACGCCTTCCAGAAACTTCATCACTTCCTGGCCCTGCGGCGTTGCAAGCGTGGCGCGAAGATTCGACTGCAGGCCTTTCACATGCTCCAAATTTGAGAGCTTGATCATTTATTCGTGTTCTTTGCCTCGGCAAAGCCCTTTTCGGCGGCCGCCGCATCCTTGGCGGTAATCGCGCCCTGCTGCATCATTGCGAGCTCTTGCTGCTTCATTATGGCTTCCGCGCGACCTTCCCGGATTTTTTGGATCTCGCTGTCATCACGAAGCACCTGAACAGGCGCGCCGGTGATGCCCCAAACCTCATCGATCACCTTATCCGGATCGACCTTGTCCAGCACCTCGGGTGAGAACTGCGCCAGGTTGCCAATCATGGTCAGGCCCGTGACAAGCGTATTTAATTCCGAGCGTCTTTGTGCCTGGGCGAGCGCGCCGACGAAATCGATCTCGTAGCTACCATCTTCCATCAGCTCGTCCGGTGGCTGCGGCAGCCGGCCGCGGCGCCATAAAATACCAATCACGCGCTGGACCGCAGGATTCAGCACCTCGGCAAGATAGCGGCCCACAGCGGGCCCGAGCATGGTCATTTTCTCGTTGATGCGCTCCATCACTTCGGGGTTGTTCATCTCCTTCGTGATGTTGTTGAACGCGAGGAAAACGTCGTTATACATCAGCGCTTTTACCTTCTGCGCGTAATATTCGACCGACTGAAGGCCGACATTCGGGTCGCCAAAATTGCCAAATGCGAAGATGTCCGAGCCGCTTTTCATCTCGTCTTTTTTGTAATAATTGACCGCGCGTGGGTTCATGTTGAACGGCAGTAAAAATGCGTTATGCGGCGCTGCGATCGGCGGGTCGGTGTGTTTCATCATCGCCCGAAGATTGGTCTTGGCGATGGCGTTCAATAGGCGTGCGAATGGCAGCGCTTTCATGGCCGGACTGAATCCCCACGGGATGAACGGCCGTTTATCGAACCGGTGACAGAACGCCGGGAACTCGTTGTATCCACTCTCTTCCACGATCATGCGGCCCTTGACATCGATCCAGCACGCCTCGACCGGCAGGTTTTTCTTATCGCTCTTCTGAATCTCGCGGACATGACGGCGCGCGATATAGAGCAGGAACTTGTGTTTTTTATCCGAGGACCCGGCCTTGAGCTCTTCCTTCAGCTCGCTTGACAGCGCTTCACGGCCCCAGCGTGATTCGGCCTGCTGCGCGGTGTATTCAAACTCGATGTAATACGCGATCGCCCGGCCTTTGGCGTCCTCTACGATCACGACCTGCTTCAGCGGCATATTGTAAAACCGGACATCATCCTGAAGATCCTCTTCGGCGAAGATGCACGATGTGCCGAACACGCCGCTTGATTTGTAGCTCGGGAACATCTGGTCATAGAAATTTGAGCGGTTGATCACGTAATTGACCTCATCGGTCACTTCTTCGAGGAAATCACCGACCGCTTTATTCTCAGAGAGATTCGGGTTCTTGTGCCGAAGGCGAAACCATTTTGATGTGGGCGGCGTCAGGTAGTTCATGAATCCCGAGGCGAACACGTCGGCCGACTCAAGCGTGGTGGCATCCCAGAGATAGGACGGGTCGAGCTCGGTGCCGGCCGAATAGGACTTGTTAAAGTCCTGGGCCTCCAGATAGAAATAGTCGTGGAGCGACTGCCAATAGCCTTCAAAGTTCTTGCGGCCGCTTAAAAGCTGTTCGTGGTTCTGGATCAGCTCGTCGGCGCGAGATTTTGAAGCTGGCTTGATGTCCTGTTTTTTTTCGGGTTCAGAAGATGGCATAGTGTTTCCCATGTTTTAGTAAAAATATTAAGCAAGGAAATGTCGTAAACCACAGGTCCCGGATGAGCCGGCTGTGGCGCGATCGGATGTCTTTTCGTGTTCCAACGACTATATGGGTTTGAACGCTCTGCTTTACCCATTACTTCTCCCGGATATAAAAGATGCCGTTATCGGCATAGATATAAAATTTCTTACCGTTGTGTTCGCCAAGGTAATGCTTACTCGAGAAGTTCACAGCGCTCCGATGTAATGCACTTCAAACGGCCGAAATCCCATCGATTCATAAAGCCGCTTGATCTTTTCGGTCTTCGAGTTCTCAAGCACGGCCATCACCATCGTCTCGAATCCGCGCTCTTTCAGGATCTCGCGCACTTTATTCAGCATCACCACGCCGTAACGCCGAAAGGGCTCGTTCACGTACCAGATGAGCTCCTGGAAGATCCGCTTTTTGTTGATGAGTGACGGCGCTTCAATGCCGGCGAGCATGCCCTGGCACCGGCCATCAATAATCAAGAGAAATGCGTTCTCGGCCTGGTTGTCCTTGAGTTTAAGAATCATGTCAATCACCGCATCAGGATCAAACGCATCGTCGTATTCCTTGATCGCTTCGGTGTGAAAATTCTGCGCGATCTGCACGACATCGAGATAATACTGGTCGGTGTACGTCTCAATATGCATCATTCCGTGCATCATTGGCCGAGGAGCGTTTTCTTCGCCACGTCCGCCTCGCCTTTGAGGCCGAGCGGCGATGAGTAAATCGTTTGTGTCGCAGCGGTCTTGCGGCGTTTTGCCGTCTCTAAGGCCTTATCAGCTGCATCTTCAACCTTCGGCGCCTGCGGTAATGGCAATGGCGCTCCAACACCGCCCTTATCTTTTCCCGATCCGCTTGCTGCTTTCGTGATCGCGACCGTTGCGCCGGCGATCGCTGTCGCTGCCAGAATTGAGCTGAATGCTGCCATGATTACCTCACTCCCGCAATTTCGAATAATGACTGTTCTTTGGAATAATTGTTGTGATGAAGCGGCTGGTATTGATGATCCTGCTTTTGTTTCACCTGCCCGATCAGGCTTTCGGCCATGATCACAGCATCCGCAAGATTCGGCGATTTGAAGCCGTCCTTGCGCATCTTGTCCTTCGAGACGAGGATCCTGCGCTGGTTGTGGTCGAATGTGTACCTAATCGTCAAAAGCTCATCAATCACCTTCTGAGTCTTGATGTGCCGGTGCCCTTTAACAAGCGCATCTTTGAGCTTATACGCGTTAATGGTTCGTGGGTTTCCGAAGGAATTATTTTCCTGGTAGCCGATGGCTGGATTCCTGAAACCTACGAAATAATCAAGGCCTCGCCCCTTTGAAAGGGCGTCAAAGGGACCAGCGCCTAAGCCGTCCTCGTCAATCGCAGCCAAATCAACCCTTTGCTCATTCGTGATCGCGAGGATTCTGCCTGTGGTGTAATTGAGGTCGCGGTGATCCCACTCATCGACGTAAACTTCTTCCCAGTGAAGCGCGCCCATCTGCTGCAGCACAACCACGGCGCATTTGTCATCACCATAGCGCGCAATATCAAAGCCGGCCACGCGCAGCCCGTAACCAGGCGCGAGCACATGTGCGTTTTTCTTCCCGTTCTCAAAGTCCGAAACCGCATAAAGCGCATCCTCGGATTGATCTAGGGGCTCGCCGAGCCAAATGTGGTTATAATCTTTTTCGCTTTGCTTCTTGCATTCGGCGGCCTCTTTTTTCAGCTTTTCCGTGCAATGCTCGTTTTCGTAGAAATTGATTTTGATGTGCAAGCAGTCCGAGCGGTCCTTGAATTTTGAATAAACAGGATCATTGCTTATATGCCTGTTCATCGTGAAAAACACGCGCGCTTTGTCTTTACGGATCGTCGGGATCAACACATCGAGCGTTTGCTTTGTGATCGCCTGCGCCTCATCGATCCACAAAAGATCGATACCTTCCATTCCCTGCACGTTGAATTTGCCTTGTTCGCGAAAGCCGCGGAAATTGATCTCAGAGCCTTTTTCGCGGTGAATTATTTTCTGCGACTGCACATCGAAATTTAAATTGTATTCGGTGATCAAATCCTTCATCAGCGAATAGACCGATTCATTGATTGAGTTCTGCGTCTCACGGCCGCACACGATGCGCAGCTTGTATTTTTCAGCAAGGTAGAGAATCAACCGGCCGACCGAATGAGATTTGCCGCCACCGCGACCGCCCTCGAGCAAAAAATAGCTGTAGTCGTTGAATCGCTCGATCATTGGCAGCAGCTTGTTGGGGATATTTAAAATTTCAGGGAGGACGAGACTATCCAATGTTGAACTCCAATTTCATGCCGCCTTTTTCGATCGACGGCATTTGGACAACATGGGTGAGCGATCCGTTAATTTCTTGCGGCATGTCCTTCTTGCAAAGCTCCATGGCGATTTTTATCTTGTTGGTGTCGCTGAACTTATGGAAATTGTCGCGCAGGTACTCCCAGCAGCTCCCGACGAATAATTCCTTGATCGTTTTTTCCCGCTGCGTTGAGGCGCTCATAAAAGAAAAAGCCCGCCTCGGGGTTTATCCCAAGAACGGGCTTTTAAGACACTCCTGGCCGGAGAAATTTTCAAATTGCCTCAATCCGGCCAGGGATTGGTTTAAATTGCCTATAGTTTATTATGCTTTGATTCTTCGTCCCACACCAATTTTCGAGATTTTATGATTTTCAGAATATGCTTTATTGCCTCGTCTTTATCGTCGAAGCCATTGAGCTCATTTTCTAAAGCGAATAGAGTGTCCTGAACTACCTTTGCGGCGAGGTTGGGGACGATCTGAGGGAAAATGCCGTCGTCCTGGCTTATTTTCGCCACATACAAAATAAAATTGGTCCTCTCCTTGTTGTAATTGCTCAAAGCAGGATCGGCAGTTTTCCGGCGCGGTGCTGCGCAATAAACATGCGCGCTTCTTTTTCCTGGCCGGCCACAATGTTCTCTTCTGCCAGCTTGAGGAAAGCGTCCGCTTCCCGGTCGTTCTTCAAAAGCCGGAGGCAGGTCGCGATGTTCATCAGAATCTTGAACTCTTTGGGCGAGATCAGCTTTGCCATCACCCAGAGGATCAGCGCCTCTTTATAACTTTGGGTGTCCCAGCGCTTCATTGCGCGACAGTGCCAGGCCCACCAGGCGTGCGGATCTTCAATCACGGCGAGCTCGGTGATGAAATACTCATCCTTGTACATGATGAGCGTGTAATAAGTCCTTGTGGCGTAAAAGGTTAAGAAGATCGCGATCAAAATATAGGTAATCATTGCAAGAGCTCCGGATTCTCGTAAATGTTGCCGATGACTTCGCAATCTCTGTACACGTTAAATCCGATGACCTTGTCATGACCACCAAAGTCAGAGGTCTCATATTTAACCACCCACCGAAGAGGCTTATTATCAACAATATCCCCCTCGTAAATGTCTTTACCGTTCTTGTCCTTAAGGCCGGTGTGCTCAACCAAGTGGAGCTCACGGTCTTTATCTGTGTAAGACTCGACCACATCGCCGTTATCTCCGCGGTAATCGACGATGAATGTGCCGTCACCATACACAATAATGTCTTCAGGGTTCGCCCAGCCCCATCTTTCGTGATACGCCCTAAATTTAGTCGCCCTCATCGCCCACCTTTTTTGAGCTGCTGCAAGATTTCGAAAAGCAGGTTGGCCTCGACCGAGTCCGACGCGATGATCTTGCCGTCCTTGGTGCGGACCTCGACCGACATGCCGTTTCTTGTGACAAGCGCTTCTGTTAAAAGCTTAAACATTGACTCCCCCTATTTTGAAAAGAATTTGCGCCAGTGCGTACATGAGGAACACGTTCGGCAGCGCGACGAACCGTTCGGCGATCTCTTGGTTGTTCCTGACCAGATTGCAGAATGGCGCGATCGTGATCATGAATGCCACGAGCGCCCAGGCAATCGGCCCCCAGTCGAGATAGGCATAGATCAGCGTCCCGAAGCCAGCGAATAAGCCGATCCAGAAATACCGGTCAAACGCGTACGCCCGCCGGCGCATGATGTCGTTGCCGGCCATCGACTGCAGAAAATTGTGGTAGAACGTGATCCGGAATGGGATCAGGCAAAGCGTCAAATAAAAGCCGTAGGTCTTCACGAGCAGGATCAGCTTTCGCGGGTGGATCACACGGTCCTCGGTAAACGATTCAGTGTCGCCCTTGAATTTGACCGCGCGAATGAATTTCTTCGCGTGCAGCGCCCAAATAAACGGCAGCAGTCCGAGCAGCCACCACTTCTCGTGGCCGATCAATGCCAGCGGCGCGAAAAATCCTACAGTGAACCATGTACAAAAATACAGCAAGAAAGGAGATAGGAAGGGGATAGCCATCGAGAGTAAAAGGCTCAAGATGGGGAGCGCATATCCCCTGCCCCCAGGCCAGATGGTGCCCTGGTTATTGGCCGGGTTTGCTCCATAGAGCAGAGCGGCCACAAAAGATACCTGCGATGATCCAAACGCGAAATAGATCGCGATGCAGATGGCAATGTGAATCAAAAGCGCGAGAAGATGCTCAAATTCTTCGGTCCTCAAAATCGCCATCTTCAATCTGCCGTTGTCCTTAAAGAAATGGAACGACGGCTCCATGAGCTTCACGGACCCGATAAATTGCTGCCATCTTCGTATCCAGAAGTTTTCCGATGGCTTGGCTGACTTGTGCACCGAGAAATCGTCAGAGACGAATTTGAAGCGCAGCGTCTTGAAATAAAGCGCGAGGTTAACGACGACGATCCAACCTATTTTTTCAAACAAAGTTTCCTCCATTTTTCTTCGATAACGAGCCGTCCGCCTCGAATAAGGTATGTGAAATCTTCCCATCTTTTAAGATCACGCAACTTCGCAATCCAGAACTCAGGTTGCTTATAAGCATCATAGAATCTGGGGAGATACTTGTGTCCAGGCGAATCGGGATCCGGTAAGGCCCTAGGCTCAGAATAGACCGACGCCTGCGCAGTTTTGAGATAGCCTTTTCGAAGGAGGTAGTGGCACAAATCAATAGTTCGTTTTTCATCTTCTTCACTCTCCCATGGGTAGCCGGTCATGAATGTCCCGTGCGGCTCAAGGCCGGCATCGGCCATGCTCTTGACAATCGGGATGACGTCTTCTGCGCGTTGGCCCTTTTGGATCCGGTTTAATGTTTCTTGGTTCGCCGATTCAATTCCGACAAGAATGAAGCGAAAGCCGGCGTCTGCCATCATCTTGTAATCGAGCTTCACCGGCTTCATGTTACAACCGATCTTAATTTTTTTTCGTCTTCCACGCTCCAGCATTGCCGCGCAAAACTCGAAAAGCCATGCGCCTACAGGGAAGGTGCCCGAATCGTCGAACACCTCTTTATAGCCATTGACAATCAAATCATCGATTTCTTCCATCACATTGACAACTGAACGCACGCCGCGCTTTTCCTCTTTCAGCTTCACGGTGTCGATACAGAACGTGCAGCGGCCGTACCAGCAAAGGTTTGAGGCCATCATGTGCGTGGCCGGGTGGAATTTATAATTGCCGTAGGATTGCCAGCGCTTATTTTTTGCGTCCGTGAAAATGCGGTCCGGGTAAGGCAGCTCTTCGAATGGGACATCGATTTGAAAATCGTTTGTAATTACTTTGTCGCAATCGCCGATGTAATAAACATCTCCCTTTAGACGATGCTCGTGTCCCCATTCGACGTCGTGCCCTTGATTGCGCAAATAGGTGGCATACATCGCAAGATGCGCCGGATAGACCCAAACCGGCTTTTCGAATTGGCGTTGCTGGTTATACGGGTTGAGCGGAAATAAGATTTTCAAAGATTCTCTCCATGTCGTAGGTGTAGCCCCATTCCGGGTAGTGGCTTTTGAATTTCGATACGTCCGAGATGTACCAAATGTGATCGCCGATCCTCGGCGTGTCGTGGTACTCGTATTCGACCTGCAGTTTTTGAAGCGCTTCAAGCACTGAAATGTTCGAGTGCCGGCTGCCGCCCATGTTGTAAACTTCTCCTGGCCGCGGATTCTGGATAAACGCGTCGAAGGCCGTCACCAAATCATGCGCGTGGATGTTGTCGCGGACCTGCTTCCCCTTGTAGCCGTAAATCTTGTAGACCTTTTTTTCTTTCTTGCAGCGTACCATGTAGGATAAAAATCCGTGCAACTCTGCGCCTGCATGCTGGGCGCCGGTGATGCATCCGCAGCGAAAGATTCCGGTCTTCAATCCGAAATAGCGGCCGTATTCCTGCGCCAGGAGATCGCCGCTCAATTTTGAGACACCAAAAAGCGAGTGCAGGCATTGATCGATCGGCATCATTTCGTTGATGCCATCGCCGTGACATTCGTACCTCGTCTCGAGCTCTTCCAGTTCGAGGCTGTTTGGCCAATCGCCATATACTTTGTTCGTCGAAACCTGAATGAACACAGCATCGGGTGCGTGCTTGCGAACCATTTCAAGAAGCATCAAGGTCCCGTATGCATTGATCCCGAAATCGAGCATTGGGTTCTTGGCCGCCCAGTCATGCGATGGCTGCGCCGCGCAATGGATCACCACATCAAATTTATGGAACGTGAAAAGTCCCTCGCACTTCGAGAAGTCTTCGCCGAAATGCGTGTAGTTTTTGTGGTTGATCATGTTTTTCAGAACCGACGCCTCTTCGCCGAAGAAGTGCCGGCGCATGTCGTTATCGATGCCAATCACTTCATGGCCGCGGACGAGATAAAACCAGGCGGCTTCCGAACCGACAAGACCGAGCGAGCCAGTGATCAAAATTTTCATTTGAATAGTTCAAAAGCGAGCAGAGTCAACGCAAAACCCCAAAGAATACCGAACGAAAAAAACAAAATTAAATCTTGATGATGTTTGCTCACGACGGCCGCCTCATGAAAAACCCTTTCACAAAATTAAACGCATAAACGAAGACGGCGGAGATCCAGCCAAACAGCGCGATCTTGATGAAATTGCCGCGGTGCTTCCCGTAGGTGCCGATCTGCTTCCAGAACTTTTTAAAGCCTGGTCGGCGGTTGTGGTAAACGACGATCGACGGATGGTAATAAACACCGTCTTTGATCCGCCGGCAAAACAGACTGTCCTCGCCAGTCAGGTAATTGTCAAACTCGGTCGCGACATCGCGGCGCACGACGAGATTGAAGGTGGGATATTCCGCGACGACGCGCGGCTCCATCGGGATCACGCGGTAGGCATAGGGCATCATCTGGTAAATGAGGTCGATGATCCGTTCGCCCTGCGGCGCATCGTACGGCAGCGGCCCAGGCCCGCAAACGGCCGGGTAGAACCTAAGCCAGTAGAGCGCATTCTCAAGCCAGTTTACGGCCGGGTAGGCGTCGGAATCGATGAACGCAAACACCTTTCCCCGCGCAATCTTCATCGCCCAATTTCGCTTTGCGGCCGGATATCCCGGCACGATGCAATCAGGGATCACGAGAATTTCATAATCCGGATACATTTCGCGGCAAATATCGAAACACCGCTGCGCATAGGCGTCGATTTCTTTACACGGAATTATGATTGAAACTTCAGGCGGATGCTCTCCAACAGCGTCCTCCATAATGCCCTCCAGGATAGCGACTCTTTGATCTCGGCCTCGATCGGGACCTCGATCATCTTCTTCCCGCGCTTGTGCGCGTTTCTAAGAATTTCCACGTCAAAGAAAAATCCGTTTGTTTTCCAAAAATGAAGCGCATCGCGACGAAATAATTTGATCCCGGTTTGCGTCTCGATCGGAAGCCCGAAAAAAAACCGGATGTACAGCCTCGAAAGATACGTGACTATCTTTCTCTGCAGCGGCGCGCGCGTCATGCGTTTGCTGCCCACAACAACATCATAATCTTCGAGGAAAGGAAAAAGCCGCCAAAGCATCCGCGGCGGGATGTCGCCGTCCCCATCAATCACTGCGATCGTGTCGCCCTTTGCTTGAAGCATCGCCTCTCTGACCGCCCAACCTTTCCCCCTGCTGTAGCGATCCGAGCAAACGATAATTTCATAGGCCGCTGGGAAAAGAGTTTCCAATTCCTCGACGAAATTCCCGATATTCTCTTCGTTATGACTTGGGATCAGGATAGACAGCACGAACAAATTCCTCGATTAAAAGACGCTGCTTGTTTTGGAGTCCGATCAGGTCAAAGCCGGTGGCCACGGCGTAAGCCTGCAAAAATTCGCTGGCCATAAACGGGAACTCGTTTTCGCACAAGATCGCGAATGTTTTCCAGTCCTTGATTTCTACGCCGGTCGATCCGTAGACGATTTTGTCTATTTTGTCCTCGATGCCAGAAGCTTTGATATCCTTCCAAATTACCGCCTCAAACATAAACGGCATTAGCTTGGCTCTTATCGTGGTGAACATAAGCGTTAATTTCTCTTTTAGTCCCAATTTCATCCCACAAGCATCAAGCGTACTTTGCGAGAAACAAGTCCTCATAATCGGCTTATACGGCTTCGCCCACCAATTGCCATATTCGCTTTTATAAATTATTGTGTATTCTTCCGAGATCAGCTCACCGCCAAGCGAAACATTTTTATAGGTTTGATATGTTTTGCCTGAATTTGGAAATCCAACAATAAGCTCTGCACTATCTGATACGTAGGGCGTTAGGTTGGTAACACACGATGCGTGCATTAAAATCTTGCCCTCTAACACAAGTTTCAAAAGATCGATCTCGCGCAAAAGGATGTCAAGATTAATCCAGCCCTTCAGGATGAAGGGAAGCTTCAGGAAGCCAGGCGTAACCAAGCACTGGGTCAGTCCATGCGAAATCATAAGCTGCACCGGAAACGGCCAGGGGCTTTCGAAATAAAGCGCATCCAGGACGTCGTTGTAGAGAAACGCGCCAACTTTCCGCCAGTTTTTCTTATTGATATGGATTTTTGGAACGACCGAATAATCCATCAAACACCCCTTTCAAGAAGTGAACGACCATCCACGGTTTGCGCCGGTAAAGCAGCGACGCGCAATACGAGCTGACGAAAATCGGGAAGAAGACCAAAAAATAAATCGATAGCTGCAGTTTGTTTAGGTGCTTTTTCTGGAAAAGGATACGGTTTCGGCCCATAAAATAGGCGTTCATCGGACGGCGGAAATCCGGGATACACGAGTAGGTTTGTGATTTGTGGTAGCAAATCGCCCACGGGTTGATGACAACCTCAAAGCCCATGTCTATTATTCGTTTGCAAATATCCGCCTCGTCCAGATCGATCGGGAAATTTTTTTCGTCAAATCCGCCGACATCTTCAAAGACATTGCGCGGAATCATAAACGCGTTGGCAACTTCCGATCTTGTTTTTAGGTAATGAAGCACCTCGTGAGACTTAAAGTTCGTGTTCATGCCGACGGTGAATCCAGAAATAAAACAGCGCATTGAGCCACCGTCCGCGACACGCATTTTCTTATCTGAATAACAGGCCATCATTCCCATCACGCCAATTTCTTCGGTAAAGCGCTGGGTCATTTCCGAAATGGCGGATTCTTTCAGGTAATTGTCGTCGTCGATAAACAGAAGGTATTCGCCCTTTGCTTGCCTTGCGCCCTTGTTGCGCTTGGCCGCAAGCAGCAAGCCTTCATCATCCACGACAATGACTTCGATATCGGAATTGTTGCCAGAGCGATCAAACACATGCGACGGGATCGTGGAAAGAAGCTTTTGAAGCAGCTCTTCCCGGCCACTCATCGTCGGGATGATGACGCTTACTTTCGGATTTTTTTCCATACGAAGTACCCCACCATCATGAGAAACCAGACGATCATTTTTGGATGGAATTTGCTGTGACGAATGTGAAAGCGCAGCCAGTTCTTGATCCGGCCAAATCCTTCGAAGCGCTCGTTAAAGTGCTCGCCTTTTTCTACCATGTGCCACAAGCCAGCGTTTAGGTTGTAACGCAACGTATATCCGAGTTTTTTGATTTTAAATTCGACGTCTGTATCGAACCACTCGGCCACGCCATCGAATTTCGGATCGAAGCCGCCGACTCGTCGGATGAGCTCGGTGCGCATCGCCCAGTTACAGCCTTCGAGATGGTCGATCTCGTAGTGTTTTTGCCTAGGCATTTTGTTAATGAAATTTGACCCATAAGAAACCGACCCGCATTTATAAATCTTGGCTGGCGC